TCGACGCAAAGTCTGCTGGCAGCTTGACGGTAAAACTGCTCCAGATGGCCAATGGCGCGGTTTACTCGGAAGATGGAGGATATGTGCAGATCCACGATCGCAAGCTTGACGCGCTGGAGGATCTATTGGAAGCAGCAAACGGGAAACCAGTCATGGTGGCATACAACTTTCGACATGATCTTGATCGAATCCGGTTGCGCTTTCCAATGGCAAGAGTTATCCGTGCGTCAAACGACATCCGGGACTGGAATGAAGGCAGAATACCGCTCGCTTTGATCCATCCGGATTCCGCAGGATACGGATTGAACTTGCAAAACGGAGGCTCCACGTTGATCTGGTTTGGGCTGCCCTGGAAACTAGAGGCTTACCAGCAGACCAACTTCCGATTGTATCGAAGCGGCCAGCCGGACGCCTGCGTGGTGGTTCATCACATCCTCGCAAATGGAACCTTGGATGAACGGGTGCTGCTTTCGCTGCAGGAGAAAAACGCTTCGCAGTCCTCTTTGTTGGACGCGGTACGAGCAGATATCCGAAAGGAGGCGGCTTAAAGTGAGTCTAAATGAGTGCGTATTTCATTTCAAGTCCAATGGCTGCAAGATCATGAGCAATAAACGGTGCTCCAAACGGTGTTCGTTCTATTTAACGCGAGAGCAGCAGACAGCGTCTATCGAGGTTGCATATGAACGGATGCGGCGCATGCCCGAGTCAAGACAGTATGAGATATCCGAAAAATATTACGGCGGAAAAATGCCGTGGAAAAGAGAGGAAGTTTAACATGAACACCAAGGAATATCTATCGCAGGCTTATCGGATTGATCAGCGTATCAATAGCAAGCTCGCCCAAGTGATGACTCTGCGAGAACTGCTCGAAAAAACAAATGTGATACTGTCCGGCGCGCCGAAAGCAGCGACACCCAATCCGCACAGCATGGAGGACACCATCGCGAAGATTGTCGACCTAGAAAATGAAATCAACATGGAGATTGACGCGCTCGTCAATCTCAAAGCGGACATCACACGGCGGATCAAGCGTGTGGAGAACACGGAGTACCAGACGATACTGGAACTGCGGTATCTGTGCTTCAAACGGTGGGAAGAGATTGCGGTAGATATGGGATACAGTCTGCGTAGGCTGTACGAACTACATGATTGTGCTTTGGAGGAAATTTCTTAAAAAGTCCGCACCAAATCGCATTGCATCGCACCCTGTCACCTGTGAGATAATACAATTGCAAAAGATAGATCGGGAGCCTTCGCAACGAACGCGGAGGCTCTTTTCTATACGTGGGAGGAACAGGATGCCGAGAAAACCCAAGCGGCCATGCTCTTATCCGGGGTGTGGCAAGCTGATCGACGGGCGTTACTGCGACGAGCATTTACAAACCGCAGAGCGGAAGTACAATCGGTACCTTCGTGACCCGGACACCAACAAACGATACGGCCGCGCGTGGAAGAAAATCCGCGCGCGATTTCTTTTACAACATCCTTTGTGCGAACAGTGCAAGAGCGAAGGAAGACTCACTGCCGCCGAAGAAGTGCATCACGTTCTGCCGCTGGTAAACGGCGGTATGAACGATGAGGGCAACCTCATGGCATTGTGCAAGAGTTGCCACAGTTCGATAACAATCAGTACAGAAAATAGAAAATCGTGACAATCATCTTGATCAGTACCGCTCAGGTACTGATTTTGTTTTGGAGATTAACGATGACCACTGATAAAAATGACCCATCAGGATTGATGAAGCATTGTACATGCAAGGTGTGCGGGGAACATTTTGATTATCGTTCTGCAGGAAGGCCACCTCTTTATTGTTCGGAGGTTTGTAAGAATAAGGCGCGGCTTGATAAGAGCGGATACGCTCATGTGTGCGAGATTTGCGGGAAATCATTCATTGCACTTCAAGCGAACAGGCTTTATTGCTCGAAAGCTTGCAGTGGTATAGCGAAATCAACGAAATCTCATTACCGAAGCAAGCATAAGAAAATATGCGCAGCGTGTGGGAAGCAATTTGAAACGATTATTGCTGATCAGAAGTTCTGTTCTCCTGAATGTGCTTCGGATAGTAATCGCCGTTATAATGCCTGCCAAGAGTGTGGCAAACCTTTCTGGCGCAGAAATGCTTTCAGAATGAAGTTTTGTAGCGACGAGTGCAGGGAAAAAGCAAGACGACGCAAAACAGAAGAGCGTCGCCGAAATCGTCCAGTCATAGAAAAAGCAAAGTATCATCGGGATTGTATGGAATGCGGGAAAGTATTCATTACCGAATATCCTAAGAAAATCTACTGCAGTTCGGCGTGCAGCCATGACGCGAACCTGCGAATAAAAAGGGAACAATGGGAAAAGGAGTACAATCCGAGGACGTTTGTCTGTAAAGAGTGCGGTAACGTAGTATCTACAAAGTGTGGGGACATGCGTAGGGAATTTTGCTGCGATACATGCGAGGTAGTTTATTATCGCCGGATAGAACATCAGACAACGCGGCACAAGGCGTTCTGTCGAGAAAGCAAACAGCGCAGAGATAAACAAATCACAGCAGGTTTTGTAGAACCTGTGTCATATGAGAATTTATTTGAGCGAGATCACGGAGCGTGCCAGATTTGCGGGATGCCAGTACCGAACGATAAGTTTGCAGATGATAGTTGGGGCGGAACAATAGATCATATTGTTCCATTGTCCAAAGGCGGGAAACACAGCCAGTCAAACTGCCAACTTACACATAGAATCTGCAACTCCTTGAAATCGGACACCGAAGACGGGTTTCATATTGATTGGGCGGTGAAAGCATCAGAGAATCCCTATTGGATGAAAAAGTATATGCGTGGGATCAGCGTTATTTATTCTACGTTACCCCATGCCGGTGCCTAAATCCCTGTGACCTTTCCAACTGGACAACGCGGTCGGGTCGTGTACAAACTTTCGCGGTTTCAAGAGGTTGAATAGGCCTCTATTTTTTATGGGAGGAAATGTAAATGCCAAACGGTCATGGAGGGGCACGTCCCGGCGCGGGTCAAAAGAAAAAACCGCTTGCGGATAAGATGCTTGATGGCAACCCCGGCAAGCGTAAGTTGACCGTTGTGGAATTTCCGAACGCTGTTGAGTTTCAGGGCGTGAAAATGCCGCAACCCAGCACGATGCTCTCCGCAGTACAAAAAGACGGCAAGCCGCTCATTGCGTCGGAGATCTACGAGCGAACTTGGGACTGGCTGAATGAACGTGGTTGCGCGAACATTATCTCCCCGCAGGTGTTAGAGCGATACGCCATGAGCGCAGCGCGCTGGATCCAGTGTGAAGCAGCGATCTCGGAATATGGATTTCTTGCAAAGCATCCAACGACCGGTAATGCGATCCAGTCACCGTATGTGGCCATGAGCCAAAACTATATGGCGCAAACAAACCGGCTTTGGTATGAGATCTTCCAGGTCGTGAAAGAAAACTGCGCCGGCGACTACACCGGCTCCAATCCGCAGGATGATGTTATGGAGCGCCTACTGACTGCGCGCAGAGGGAAATGAGTATGGACGAAGTACAGGCTTTTATTTATTCGCTGCGATATCACAGCCTGACAAGTCAGCAGCGCAAGACGCTGCGGGGGCAGGCGCTCGCGGGGAATCTTCCTGCGGCGCAGGCCGGACTTCGAAAAATCGTGTCGAAAGGAATCCAGCATGGTCATTCAAACACTGCCGGTCGATAAGCTCGTTCCGGCGGATTACAATCCGCGCAAAGACCTGAAGCCCGGAGACCCGGAATATGAAAAGCTGAAGCGCTCGCTCTCGGAGTTCGGGTATGTGGAGCCGGTGATCTGGAATAAGACGACTGGCCATGTCGTCGGCGGACATCAGCGCTTGAAGGTGCTGATCGACACCGGCGTAACCGAGGTCGAGTGCGTTGTCGTGGAAATGGGCGAGGACAAAGAAAAAGCGCTCAACGTCGCGCTAAACAAAATCAACGGCGAATGGGACAAGGATAAGCTCTCTTTGCTGATCGCAGATCTGCAGGGCGCGGACTTCGATGTTTCTCTGACCGGTTTTGACGCTCCCGAGCTGGACGCGCTGTTCAAGGACGCGCAGCGCAAAGGCGTGCAGGACGACGATTTCGATGTAGATGCCGCGCTTAAAGAACCTGCGATGACGAAACCGGGTGACCTTTGGCTGCTCGGCAAGCATAGGCTCGTCTGCGGCGACAGCACGAAACGCGATGTGTTCGAACTTCTCATGGATGGTGGTCAAGCAAATCTCGTGGTGACCGATCCTCCTTACAATGTGAACTATGAAGGCAGCGCGGGAAAGATTAAGAACGACAATATGACAGACTCCGCGTTCTATGATTTTCTGCTCGCTTCGTTTCAGAACATGGAAGCCAGCATGGCGAACGACGCGTCGATCTATGTGTTTCACGCGGACACCGAAGGATTAAACTTCCGCAAGGCATTTTCGGAAGCAGGCTTCTATCTCTCCGGCACCTGCATCTGGAAGAAGCAATCACTGGTACTTGGGCGAAGTCCATATCAATGGAAGCATGAGCCGGTGTTGTTCGGCTGGAAGAAGAAGGGTCGC